CGTAATAGCAAACGCCCCCTACGGGTGATACCGTAGGGGGCACTGCCTAGAGGACTACGCTCATGCCTAACACCAAGCCGATTGGTGTCGCCTACGCAGATCAGCTTTTGGACGGGGCTCGCTTCGTTCCGGAAGTGGCTGCGAATACGACGGCACTTACCGACATTACCTTTACCGCTCCTAGCTCACCTGACTACGCAATTCAGGATCTAACCAACAGCTCTCCGTTTGGCTTCGTTACTAAAGATGAAGGCAACACGGTGTTGTCTGTGGTCAAGAACCTTCAGGATCGCGTGTCGGAACTAGAGAGCAAACTGCAAACTTACGGTATTCTTCCGTAACTATGCACTACTATCTTCGTCATCCCGTTCACGGGACCAAGGTGGCGATTTCCGATATGGAAGTCGCTATGGATTACCAGAACGGATGGGAAGAGTACGACCCTGCGGAACCGGCGGTGCAAGAGGAAACTTTTGCACCGTCGGACTCCGTTATGGCCGACAACAAGTTAAGAACGCGTCGAAAGAGGAAGGAATAAGCCATGACTACCGCCGCTGACCAAATTAACGGCGCGTTGCGGTTGATCGGACAGTTGGCAGAAGGCGAAGTCCCTTCTGCGGAAACTTCTGCCGATGCGCTTACCGCGCTGAACCAAATGATCGACTCGTGGAACACTGAGCGATTGTCAGTGTACGCCACGCAAGACCAAACCTTTTCGTGGACGCCTAGCGAGCGCGTTCGCACCATCGGTCCGACGGGTAATTTTGTCGGCGCGCGTCCCGTGCAAATTTTAGACTCAACGTATTTTCGTGATCCCGCTACGAACGTGTCGTACGGCATCCGAATGGTCAATGAGTTGCAGTATAACAACATTGCCGTTAAGACCGTTACGAGCACATACCCGCAAGTTATGTGGGTTAATATGACGCATCCCGATGTGACGATGTACTTATATCCAGTACCCACACGGCTGCTAGAGTTTCACATCATTTCAGTGCTTGAGCTCTCTGAGCCTGCGACGCTTGATACAACGCTTGCCTTTCCGCCAGGCTACTTGCGCGCGTTTCGCTATAACTTAGCGATGGAGTTGGCACCAGAATTCGGGGTTGAACCGTCACCGCAAGTGCAACGCATTGCGATGACGAGCAAGCGCAATCTCAAGCGCATCAACAACCCTGACGACATAATGTCGATGCCGTACAGCGTGATTGCACGCCGTAACCGCTACAATATTTACGCTGGGAACTTCTAATGAAGACGCCGATTCTCGGCTCCTCATACGTAATTCGGTCGGTTAACGCCGCCGATAATCGTATGGTTAATTTGTACCCCGAGGTCATACCGGAGGGAGGCAAAGAGCCTGCTTATTTGCAACGTTGTCCGGGCTTAAGTTTTAAAGCGACGGTAGGCACAGGGCCGATTCGCGGGCTATACACGCTAAATCAATACGCCTACGTAGTGTCTGGTTCAGAATTTTATCGTGTTGACTCTAGTTATACGGCTACCAAGTTAGGTGATGTAACAGGCACAGGGCCCGTATCGATTGCCGATAACGGTATTCAGCTTTTTTTAGCGTGCAATCCTGATGCGTTTATCTACAACACAACGACTAGCGTTTTTGCGCAAGTTACGGACCCTGACTTCCCTGGCGCGGTAACAGTCGGCTATTTAGACGGCTACTTTGTATTTAACGAGCCTAATAGCCAGCGCGTATGGATTACTGCTTTATTTGATGGTACATCAATCGACGCGCTCGATTTTGCGAGCGCCGAAGCCGCGCCGGATAACTTAGTTGCGTTAATTGTCGATCACCGCGAAGCGTGGCTGTTTGGTACCAACTCTACGGAAGTTTGGTACAACTCAGGCGATCCCGATTTTCCTTTGACACGCATCCAAGGTGCGTACAACGAGATCGGCTGCGTTGCGCCATATTCAGTAGCTAAGATGGATAACAGCGTGTTTTGGCTCGGCGCCGATGCGCGCGGCCAAGGTATTGTCTATCGTGCGCAAGGCTATCAAGCGGTCCGTATTTCTACGCACGCTATTGAATTTGCAATTCAACAATACGACAACATGTCGGATGCACTGGCGTATACATATCAGCAAGATGGGCATACGTTTTACGTGTTGATTTTTCCGTCAGCGGATACGACATGGGTGTATGACGCAGCGACCGGCGCATGGCACGAACGTGCGGGATTTAAGTTAGGTGAGTTTACGCGCCATCGCTCGAACTGCCATACCGCGTTTAATGGCGAGTCGATTGTAGGCGACTATGAAAACGGCAATCTTTATGCGTTTGATCTCGCTATTTATGCAGATAACGGTCTTACTCAGAAATGGCTCCGTCGATGGCGCGCGCTACCTACCGGAGCTAACAACTTAAAACGCACAGTGCAGCACACGCTGCAACTTGACTGCGAAACCGGCGTGGGTTTGCAGGGCATTGATCCGTTTGATGTCCGCTATCTAACGACGCAAACAAGCGTCCGTATTCGTACGGAACAAACGCCACCGCCCATAGTAATCGTGCCAGGACCGCCTTGGGGCGTTCTATCTAGTTTAGGAGTAACCTATACGGTTACAAACCCCATTCTATCTAGTGCTGGGACGCCTTATACCGTTGCAAACCCTGTTTTAAATTCGCAAGGTATCGGATATATCGTAGGCGCCCTCGACGGAACCGGCTTTGATATTGTGCTCGATGAGACTTACACCGTGGGCGCAAATCCCCGAGTTATGCTGCGCTGGTCCGATGACGGCGGCCATACATGGAATGGCGAGCGCGTCACATCGATGGGGCGCATAGGACAGTATGGGCACCGCGCCATTTGGCGTCGATTAGGCATGACAACCAAACTGCGCGATCGAGTGTATGAGGTGTCAGGTACCGATCCCGTTAAGGTAGCCATCATGGGCGCCGAACTGCAATTGAGCGGTACTAATGCCTGATCAGATCACAAACATACCGCCGCCGCGCGTCCCCATTGTTGATCCGCAAACAGGATTTATTTCGCGGGAGTGGTATCGGTTTTTGTACAACCTGTTTACGTTAACAGGCGAAGGACGATCTTCTATTACGACGGTTGATGCGGCGCTTGAGCCAGTCACTCAGCCTTCCATTGAAATAGTCAATAACGAAACGCAAACGTATGTTGACACGTTACCGTTGCAACAGCTTGGTACGTTCGCGCAACTTCAGCAAGCTAATTTGCCGTGGACAACGTTTGATACAACACCGCAGTCTGTACCTGATGTAGATACAGGGACGCTGTATTGGAACGATCAAGATAACGCCAAAACCTTAAACCTTATTATGGAGGACACTGGCGACATTGTTCAAAAAATAGGGCAGGACACGTATTACCGCGTCAAAGCAAGCGCCAACATTACTAAAGGTCAAGTGGTGATGTTTACGGGCGCCGTAGGGGCGTCCGGCGGTTTAGAAGCAGCACCCGCAACAGGGCTGTCTGCTGATCAAGAAGAATTGATCATGGGGATTGCGACTGAAAATATCCTCAATAACGAATGGGGCTACATCACTTGGTTTGGCGAAATCCGTAAGGTCAACACCACAGGCGGCGCCGAAAACTGGATTCAAGGGCAAATCCTCTATTACAACCCTGCGGTTACAGGCGGGCTAACAAAGTTCCGCCCTAACCTTCCAAACCCTGTCGTCATTATGGCAGCAGTGGTGCATGTGGGTTCAAGTAACGGCATTTTATTTGTGCGCCCTACTTATATCGAAGGAACGGGCACGATTGTCACATCGCCTCCGGTTACTAAAACTGCTGATTTTATAGTTGGCTCAACGGACACTTGGCTAATAAACAACAAGTCGGGCTCAACTTGTACGGTCACACTTCCTAGTGCGTCAGCTAATTACGGACGTACATTGACCTTTATTAACTATCAAGACGAGTTTCTTGTGTCGGCATCAAGCAATGTCGTACCGCGTGATGGCGGCGCGGCGGGAACCGCTATTCTTGCAGATCAGTCAGGAGACTGGGCGACAATGGTTTCGGATGGCACAAATTGGGTTATTATGCAAGCGGCAGTCAACAACTGCTTGCTGATCGAATGAGGGCTTAAGCATGACGGTCTATCTTTCGGCGTTTGCAGGTGCGGGCGCTCAATTTTTTACAGACGACAACAGCGTGTTGGCGGGCGGTAAGATATTTACGTACGCCGCCGGTACGACAACGCCAATTAACACTTACACTAGCGCCGCTGGTGATACTTTCAATACCAACCCTATCGTTTTAGATTCGGGCGGACGTCTTCCTGAAGACATGTGGTTAACGGAAGGCGTTGCGTATAAGTTCATTTTAACGGACAACGACGATGTTCAGATTGCCGAGTATGACAACATCTCCGGCATTAACGACATCTCGCTGTTGTCGTATCCATGGGCCAACGTAACGGGCACGCCGACCACACTTGCCGGCTACGGCATTACTGATGGCATTACGGCGGCGACTGCTGCGGCGACCTATGCACCGATTGCAAGCCCTACCTTTACCGGCACGGCGCTTGTACCCGATAATGCGTCAAGCAGTACGGACTATGAGATCGGGTACCGAGACGCGCCGCAGAATCTTAAGACGGTTAATTACGAACTTGTCTTAGCAGATCGCGGCAAGTCTATTGTGATGAACGGCAGCACCCTGACGTTAACGATTCCGGCTAATTCAGCCGTCGCATTTCCGGTCGGAACCGTTGTCGTTGTAGCGAACATTAACGCTAGTGCTTTGTCCGTTGCTATTACGACCGACACCTTGACGCTGGCTAACAGCACTACAACGGGCACTCGAACAATTGCTCAGAACGGTTTGGCAACGTTAGTAAAAATTTCTGCGACTTCTTGGCTAATCAGCGGGGTAGGCGTGACCTAATGGGCGCGGCAACGTTAGCGGTTGGCATCATAGGCGGCGTCGGCGGAGCCGGTGCAGGTGTCTATGACTTTAGTGAAGGGAGTGGCAGTGTCGTTATTCCGACCGGCGCTACAGGCGTTACCATTGAGGTCTGGGGCGCAGGAGGCGGCGGTGGTTACGGCATAATGAATTACAACCCTATTATCGGGGAGTTTATTGAGCTTTTTGGCGGTGGGGGCGGAGGCGGCGCGTACGCCAAGTCTGTTCTTGTGCTAAGCGGCGATGATGGCAAGACCATCCAGTATGAAGTTGGGGTAGGCGGCAACGGGGGCACATCCGGCGATCCAACGGGCGGTGCGGGCACCGCCAGCACCGCGTTTGCGGGGTCTTACGCGCTCACCGCTATGACCTCCACAGGCGGCGGTGGGGGCTCTAGCGGCGCTACCGGCGCGGAGCAAGGTGTGGGCGGTATCGCTACGGGCGGTGACACAACGAATACTAACGGTAATGGCGGCGCGATCTATACGTACACAGGCGGCGCGGCCATTAGTGGTGACGGAGGCTTAGTAGCCGGTGCGGGCGGTGACGGCGGGTTTGCCTTACTTCCCGACAGTCCTACAAACGGCGATGCAGGCGCTAACGGTCGTGTGCGCATGGTTTTTACCTTTTAGGGTGACGTATGGCAGTTAACATTAAAGTGTTTATCCCCGCTAAAATTGCGGAAAGTACGCAAACCACGCAATACACGGCGACAGGCGTATCAGCCATTTTGGATAAGTTTACGGCGACTAACTATAGCGGCGCCGCCGCATCTATTAGCGTCAACCTTGTCACAAGCGCAGACGTGGCAGGCAATCAGAATTTAATCGTTAAAACTAAGACGCTACAGCCTAGCGAGACGTACACATTCCCTGAGATTGTCGGGGCAGCGCTTGCACCAGGCGGGTTTATCTCCACTTTGGCAAGCGCAGGCTCAAGCATCAACATCCGCTGCTCGGGGCGTGAAGTGTCGTGACGCATTTAAGCGACAACCGCGGCCTAGCCTTGCGTGTCGGATACGACGCGACAGATTGGGCGTCGGACGTGTCGTTTGAGCAATACGCTGATGCAGTGAAAGACTGGACAATTAAGGGCGTTTTTCGAGATGACAAATGCATTGGCGCTGTGTATTTTAACGGCGACGAATTGCATGTTTCGATACTGCCCGAGTGGCGCCGCAAATGGGCCACAAAAGGTTTTCTTTCAGAACTGTTTGCAAAGGATCGGGTAGTAACCCGCGTAACGCCGGGGCATGAGTACATGCACGGCATTTTGAAACGATTAGGTTTCGTCCAGCAAGACGATATGTTTATACGAGGCCACTGATATGGGTATTGAAGCTGCAATTCTAGGAAGCGCAATTGTTGGAGGTGCCGTCGCGTCGCGCGGCGCTAGTAAAGCCGCGCGGGCACAAACCCAAGCCGCTGACGAAGCCGCTCGCGTTCAACGCGAGATCTTCGAGAAGCAGACTGAGCTTCAGGAGCCGTTTCGTCAGGCGGGCATTACGTCGCAGAACGAACTGCTGCGGATGTTAGGGCTAGGCGGTGAACCTGGCACACCGGGTTACGGCACTATCGGCGCGCCATTTACCGCAGAGCAGATGCAGATGGACCCTGGCTACGCGTTTCGTTTAGCGGAAGGCGAAAAGGCGCTGGAGCGTATGCAATCAGCTCGCGGGCAGTTGCTCGGTGGCGGTGCGATCCGCGCAGGTGTGCGGTATGGTCAAGAGATGGGCTCGCAAGAGTACATGAACGCCTTTAACCGCGCGCAAGCCTTAATGGGCACTCGCTTGGGCGCGCTCGGCAGTCTGTATGGTGCAGGCCAAGCCGCCGCGCAACAGGTTGGCCAGCAAGCAGGGCAATACGGCACCAACGTCGGCAATCTGTTAATGGGTGCAGGGCAAGCCCGCGCCTCGGGCTATCTTGGACAAGCGAACGCGCTGTCAAGCGCGCTGGGTCAAGGCGCAATGGGCTACGGCCTAGCTAAAGGCGGTTATTTTGACCGCGTAGGAGGGCCGTAATTATGGCAGTCATTGGCGCAACACAACTTGAGCCGGTCAACGTATTGGGCTCTTATGTTCAAGGCATGGAGCTTGGACGGCAGGCGGCAGCACGTCGGCAGCAAGAAGCGGAAGCCGCATTGGCTCGACAGCAAGAAGCTGAACTTAAGAATATGCTGGCTGGCGCAACACCAGAGCAATTAAAAGATCCTGCGTTTATCAATCGATTGATTGCTACGCCGGGCGGTGTTGAGTATGCCAAGCCTTTGCTGGAATCAACGCAAATGCAGCGGCAGTTTGAGCAAGAACAGCTTGAGCAACAACGCGAAGGATATAAGTTTATTGCGGATCTTACTTCTTCCGCTACGGATCAAGCTAGCTATGACATGGCGTTAGAAAGACTACGCGAATATGGCGTGGATATATCTAAGATTCCGCCGACTTATGATCCGAAATACGTAGAAACTCAACGGAATCTTGCGATGACTGCGGCTCAACGAGCAGATGAACGGTTGCGCAGTCGAACAGTAGGCGTGCAAGAGCGTCAAATTGGTTTGCAAGAGCGAGAGTTTGAAGCTACTAAAGGCGCTGGTCAAAGCGGCATGGACAGGCCACCTGAGTTAGAAAAAGGTGAGCGTTGGAACGCGGATGAGCAGCGCGTAGAAGCAGTGCCTGGATCTAAACGCTATTTAGAGCAGTCGCAAGCACACGGTGAAGATTACGGTCGAAGAGATAGCGTTGAAAAGCAGCGCAATTTAGCGGTTGGCAAAATTGATAAGTTGCTAGATCCAAAGAATAAAGATGTGTTTGCTAATTTATTTGGT